CTAGTGTGGACTCAAAAAGGCTTAGTTTCACAAAACTAGAGAAAGGGAAGAACCCGTAATTCTTCCCTTTTTTTGTGGACGAGGGACAATGGACTCGGAACGACGGCCCAAGGACAAGGGACTTTCTAACCTGAACCTCACTTTAGAAGTTAGATGTAAGCTATTGATTTTGTTGACAATAAAAATCTTCTAACTTTGGTAAGGTTAGATCGTAAGTTATTGATTTTATTAGCAATGTTTCTATTCCTATATAACAAAACCTAACCTAACCTGTAATATTTCAAAAAGTTTTCACGAATACGCTCAAAATCCAGTTTTTTTGTTTTTCAGGTTATAAATGGTAAAAATATAAGTCCTATAAGGGTTTCCATCTAACTTCTGCAAAGTTAGGTCAGGTTAGAAAGTCTTGAAAATGTTGAAAGAATGCGGGTTTAGAGCTAACCTGGCAGAAGTTATGTATTATATGTCCCATATATAATAAAACTTGTTACTTTTTATTACCTTGGTATATACTTCGCGAATGCCAAAAGGAATATCAGGAAACATATCAGGTAAGAATGATAAACACCTAACACCTAAGCAAATGCTTTTTGCTAAAGAGTATGTGTACAACGATGGATCTAAGACACAAACAGAATGCGCGCTTGCTGCTGGTTATGCCGATACATCTGCAGCTGTCAGGGCTTCGGAACTCTTGAATCCACAGAAGTACCCGCTTGTTGTTCGATACATACAAGGTCTCCAGGCAGAGCTAGACAAGAAGTATGAGGTTACTTTTAGTCGTCATGTCAGAGAGTTAGCCAAGATAAGAGATCAGGCCATAGACAAAGGTAATCTTACTGCAGCAGTATCAGCAGAGGTACAAAGAGGCAGAGCTGCTGGTCTGTATGTAGAACGTAAAGAAGTTAGAACAGGCACGTTAGACTCGTTAAGTGAAGTAGAGATTAAACAGAGGATACAGAAATTACTCGGAGACTATAAACCCTTACTTGAAGTTGAAGACGCAGTTATTGTTGAGTAGCTCGTTTTTTCCTAGCTTCTGCACCTTTTTCTCTTATCTCCCATAATCGTCGGGTTCTCTTTTTTACTATTCTTTTGACCATGCCATCTACTTCATCTGGACAGTCTTTTCTCCATTTCTTTTCTAGTCTTTCCATATCCATCAGTCGTAACTCCCTAACATATCAACAAAATCCCTAAGCGTATCTTCTTCGGGCTCTAAATCTTTATCATCATATTCTTCCCAAGATATAGTATCAATTGCTTGCTTGTGTGTTTCCACTAATGTATCAGCTACGTCCTGGAGCTTGTTTACCAGTCGTGGGTGACTATCTACGGGACAATCAATACACAGTTTGTACTGTCCGTTTTTGTTCTTGCTGTCTATTTTTAAGAATACAGCCAAGTCTCCTAATTGACCACGCCTGAATATTTGTACCACAGCTTTAGCTTGCGGTTTGTCTAAGTATGCTATGCGTCTTTTCATAATTGTTTTATCCTCTTTGGGTTCTCCTTTGGTGGGTTTAAGTCTAGGTAAAGCTCGCTTGTTAGTTCTTTCCTTTGTGCAGGCGTTACCTGGCTGGTGATCCGTATATGGTTCTTCTTTATCTTGCTTGTTTTCCAATAAATACTCTCGGGTGGATCCATGTGTAAAGTCCAATCTATTGTCCCGTGTTTATCAGAATCAAACTGCATGATGGGGTGGCAATCAAATCGGCCTTTGTAGAGCTCAGTCATTAAAACTTCATGTAAGGTTTAGCTCGTTTCTTTGCAAGTTCTATGTCGTCTGTGCCTAATCTTACTGTTGGACGGCTAGAATTTGAACAAACCAATACATACTCCCCGCTTAATTTATCTAAAATGTACTCTGTACCCATTATAAATCCTCTGTAAGATTGTTAATGATTTCACTAATTGCCAATTTATGCAATTTTTTGTCTTTAATAATTGCATGTTGTTCTGTGTGTAAATAGACTAGAGGCAGTCCTTGAGAGTCTAGAACAACGTTGTATCTCACCCATTGCTCACAACAATTAACGTATTGCGTTCCTATCCCTGTAATTTTTTGTAGGTTCATTAGCTTTTCTCCACTAAACAGTTTTCTATAATTGTTATCTTGTTCTGTATATGCTCTATATCCTTTTGCAGTTCACATAGTTCTATATCGGCACTCTGCTCTACTGAAACATCATCTAACAAACAAGCTACAGATATGCTTGCTTCTTTAACTGCTTCTAATAATTTATCCATTGTTCCTTGTCTCCTTAATTAATCTGTTTAAGTACCACTCTGCTTTGAGTAAATCTTGTAGGCCGTTCTTCTCC